ATTGGAAGATCAAACATACTCAACACCCGAGTACTTGGAATTTGTTATCGAAGGCGACGAGTTTGCTTATTGGACAGATGAATGGAATAAGCGTGTAGAATTGTATTACCTGAGCGTATAATGGAAAAAATAAAAATATCGCACTTGGACTTACCTATTATACGTAGCTGTAACTTAGCCTGCAAAGGGTGTATTACTCATAGCGACCATAAAAATATCAAAGGCATTGTCAGAGTTGAGGATAGCCTAGAATGGATGGAATTTTGGTCCACTAAGATAGACCCCCAGACTATTACACTATTTGGTGGCGAACCACTTTTGCATCCACAGTTTGCTGAATGGGCAGAAGCAGTTAGGGATATTTGGGGGATTAAAAAATTCCCGGGGGTAGGACAAAGACTAACAGTCAACACTAACGGTTACTACATAGATCGGCTTTACGATCAAATACCACGCCTGTTTGATGCCAGCGGAGGCTTTACAAAAATAGGTAAGAAAGTTGGACTAAGCATTGTTGTTAGTATACAAACAGGTATAGAACCTTATCTTAGTAAGGTTAAAGAAAACGTCGAAATACTTAAAGATAAGATTATCGAATATCATATGAGCTTGCCCAATGTTAGAACTGCGGTATGGGATCTTTGGCTCGATGAATACGAAATCAATACTAAACTTTGGTACCGATTACTAGTTAACGGTCAACGCACACACGTGGGCATTACCACCTGCGAACAATATAAAATACATTGGTGTACACATTACAAAGGTCACGGCGAAACAATGGAGCCGGTGTACGAGTACAACGACCAATGGTATGAGCAAAATCACGCACGATGTCAGGCAAAAGATTTTGTTACTCTTTATAAGGGTACATTATGGAAGTGCCCTCCGATGGGAGTGCTAGAACACTCACTGGATACATTTGGTATTGCAAACAAGGACATTTGGACTCCGTATCTAAAAGACTATAAAACTGTAAGCCCATTGTCGTCCGATGAGGAAATAATTGAGTGGTTTAATTTGCAAAAACAACCGGAAAAAGTATGCAATATGTGTGGTTTTTCTGGACCAACAAGCCCTACTATTACCGCTGAAGAACGCAGCCACCACTTAAAAAACTTTTGGAAATATACCTTATAGGTAATATGCTAAATACAAGATACAATAAAATCGGGGTTTAAGTATGGCAATTGTACAGATCAGCAGAATACAAGTACGTCGTGGCTTACAAGAGGAATTGCCTCAGCTGGCCAGCGGCGAATTCGGGTGGAGTTTAGACCAACGTAGACTTTTTATCGGAAATGGTACCTTAGATGAAGGCGCACCGACTGAAGGGTTAACTGAAGTATTAACTGAGTATAGTGATTTATTAGGTGGCGAAACAGTATACACATTTAAAGGGTTGTCCCCAGGGCCACAGGCAATAACTGGGACAGACATTAACAACCCAGAATATAGAACACTACAAGATAAACTTGACGATTTTTTAAGTGTCAAAGATTACGGTGCTGCCGGCGATGGCATTGTGGATGATACAGTTGCTATAAACCGTGCGCTAACTAGACAGTCGCAAGCACCAACTCACAGAACAATATATTTTCCAGCCGGTACTTATCGAATTACCAGTACGATTAATATTCCGCCATTTACTAAAATCCAAGGTGACGGTAAAGGTTCGTCGGTTATAATTGGTACATTCAACGGTCCATTGGCACAACTTGCTGATAGCTTTGGTCAAACTGGATCTCTATATGGCAACCCAGATACTGATGGAGTTTTACCCTTCATTGAAGAATATCATTTAAGCGACATAGCACTTTGGCAGTATTGTCCTACTTTTGATCAACCTGCACTATTAATTGATGGAGCATTTGCTGGTTCTTTTACTCGTGTAATGTTTAAAGGTTTGTTGACTGGCACTACTGCAGATTATGCCGTGTCAAAATCAGCAACAGGTACACTTGGTGCCTATACTTTTACCACCAATAACGTATCGGGATTGGTAACTGGTATGCCCATCGGGTGGCCCTCTAGCGGTCCATCGCAAACTACACAAACAGTTGGATTGGGTGGTACTATTCAAAGTATTACTGGTCCAGTTGGTGAACTATACACCGTAACCAGCGATGTAGCTAACTATGATAATTTTGCAAATTCTACGTTGTTGTTTTCTAGCTTAGACAACGCTAACCCAGTGTTCGACATTTACCGCGGGTCTGGTATAGCAGGAGTGTATATTCCCAACAGATCACAGACACAGTCTGTTAACAATTTAATATTTAACCAATGCGATTTTTTGTGCATTGGCGTGGGTGTTGAAATGAACGAAGATTGTCACACTCTTACATTCTTTGACTCTTATTTTGACAAAGTATATCACTTTGTCAATGTAGGAAACAACACGTCAGTTTCAAGTGGATCTGTTCTACCTTACGATATAACATTTAGAAACAACTATTTCCGTTATTGTGCTAACATAGGAATATATGGACACACTGGTGTCAACAATTTAATATCCAGCGAAAATACCTATATTGGTTACGGAACACAAGATTACTTAACTAATAGTTTAAATGCACCATCTGTTGTTAACCCATCTGGAGTTGCTGCTTATCCTGCAATAAATTTCAGTGGCAGCAAAAATTTCAGTGTATCGGACCAGTTTTTTGACGGTGGCGCATTTCCTACTATACCTTATGTTGAGGATAATGGCTATGTATCGTATCAATTCATTCACGACATTGGCGTAGTTAATGGACGTAAAACTCTAGGGTACGGCCAATCATTGACGCTCAACAATGCCGGAAGTTTTACTACAACCGGAATTTCTAATTATCCCGGGACTTATACTAATCTAGTAATGGATTATATGATTAATCACGCAGGCGGAAAACGCACCGGCAGATTGGTAGTATCGGGCATTGGCGGTACATATACTACGGATGAAGAATATACAGAAGACACTAATGTTGGAGTTTCTTTACGTGCCAACACTACAACCGGAAACATTGAATATACTTCAACTACTTCGGGAAATGCAGCAATACTTACCTACAGTTTAAATTATTTCAGACCTTAATAAATGTGGAAACTTGATACCGGTGAGCGAATTGCTCACTGGCGTGAATTTCGAAGAAGTTTAGACTCACTAACCTTTAACCAAGCAATTGATTCTGTTGCCAAATTTTGGCAACGATGCCCTTTCACGCCTTATTACTTAGACCCAACCGATGTAGAAAATTGGCCAGACCCGTGGACATTAATTTACGAAAATCACTATTGTGATATTGCAAAATGTCTAGGAATCATGTATACTATATTGTTAACTAAGCATAGAATTAACTTAGACATTGAAATGCGTGTATACGAAGATCCAGAAACTAAGTACGTTTATAATTTATGCTGGATCAATCAAGGGAAATGTATTATTAATTTGATTGACGGAGAAACTGTAAATAAAGAACAGTTTCAAAAAATCCTTGTGTTAAAACGACGCTATACAGCAGAAGAATTACAATTACATAATTATTAAGAGGCATCAATGACGGTTATTCAAGTTATTAAACGAGATGGACACCAGACTCCGCTCGATCTAGAGAAATGGCAAGCGCAAATAGCAAAAGTATGTAAAGGGATCGCAGATGTAAGTCAGTCAATGATAGAAATCAAAAGTCAACCACATTTTTATGATAAAATTACCACTAAAGAAATTGACGAAATTACATTACGTGCCATTGTTGACTTAATTGACGTAGAAACAAATTCTGATGTAGGACATACCAATTATCAATATGTAGCAGGCAAGCAACGTCTCAGTATGTTGCGTAAAGATGTATATGGGCAATATCAGCCACCTCGCCTGTACGAAATTGTTTGTAAGAACGTAGCTGCTGGCGTATACACAAGTGAACTACTAACTTGGTATACCGAGGATGATTGGAATAAGATGGACGATATTGTCGATCATGAGAAAGATGAGCAATATGGCTATGCTGCAATTGAGCAGCTAATCGAAAAATATCTAGTACGCAATCGCACTACAAAAGAAACATACGAAACACCTCAAGTACGTTACATGGTGGCTGCGGCTACTGTGTTTCACAGCGAAGAGCCTAATTTGGCTCGTATGAAATATATCAAGGAATATTACAATGCGGCGTCAGACGGACTATTCACTCTTGCTACCCCTGTGTTGGCTGGGCTCGGCACTCCAACTAAACAGTTTAGTAGTTGTGTTCTTATTCGCAGTGACGATAATCTCGATAGCATCTTTGCATCTGGAGAAATGATGGCCAAGTATGCCGCCAAACGTGCTGGCATTGGTCTTGAAATTGGTCGTTTACGCCCACTCGGAGCACCTATCCGCGGCGGCGAGATCATGCACACAGGTATGATTCCGTTCTTAAAGAAATGGTTCGGCGATCTACGTAGTTGTAGCCAAGGCGGCATTCGCAATGCCAGTGCCACTGTGTTCTATCCCATATGGCACTATCAATTTGATGATCTGATTGTGCTTAAAAACAATCAAGGCACAGAAGAAACTCGTGTACGCTTTATGGACTACGGTGTTGTTCTAAGTGCATTGTTTTGGCGCCGCTTCAAGAACAAAGAAATGATCACATTCTTTGATCCCAACGAAGTGCCTGACCTACATCAAGCTTTCTATAGCAATACAGCTCTGTTTGAGGAGCTATATGTCAAATACGAAAAACGTAAAGACCTGCGTAAGAAAACAATGAGTGCTGAAGAAGTATTCAAATCTGGGTTACTTAAAGAGCGCACAGACACAGGACGCATTTATCTTGTGTTCATCGACAACGTAATGAATCAAGGACCATTTGATCCCGAGTATCATACCATCTTCCAAAGCAATTTGTGCTGCGAGATCTTACTGCCCACAGTGCCATTTCAGAGATTAGATGACGATGAAGGTCGTATTGCATTATGTACACTGGGATCGATTAATTGGGGTGCGTTCCGTAATCCAGAAGATATGCGTCGTGCTTGCCGCATACTGCATCGTAGTCTCAATAATATTCTAGACTACCAAGACTTCTTGAGCATACAAAGCAAACTTAGCAACGATGAAATTCGTCCATTGGGTATTGGCATTACTAATCTAGCCTATTGGCACGCCAAGCGCAGCTTACAATACGGTGACAAAGATGCGTTAGCTGAAATTAAATCGTGGATGGAACACCAAAGTTTCTATCTAACAGAAGCTTCGGTTGAACTAGCTAGAGAACGTGGTGCGTGTGCGCACAGCAACAAGACACGCTATGGACAAGGTGTATTTCCTTGGGAACTACGTGCTGCGGGAGTCAATGAACTTGCTGACTTTGCACCCGAACTTGATTGGGAAACCCTACGTGCTCAAATGAAAGAACACGGTGTACGCAATGCCACACAAATGGCTATTGCTCCTGTGGAAAGTTCAAGTGTTGTTATTAACAGCACAAACGGCATTGAAATGCCAATGAGCTTGATTACGGTCAAGGAATCGAAAGCTGGATCACTAGTACAAGTAGCCCCCGAATATCAAAGACTAAAAAACAAATACCAACTGATGTGGGAACAAGCAGATTGTGTGGGTTATCTAAAGACAGCGGCAGTGCTGGCAGCATATGTGGATCAGAGCATAAGTACTAATACATTCTATTCGCCAAAGCATTTTCCAGATCGTAAAGTACCAACTACGCTAATTGCCAAGAATTTAATGCAAGCACATTTATGGGGGTTGAAGACAATGTATTACTCACTAATTGATAAACAAGGTAGCAAAATGGCAGCAGAAATACCCCCAGATACTCCACTTGAACAAATTGATTTTGACGACGATGATGATTGTCTGGCCTGCAAATTATAAAATGAATTATCAAAAAATATATAACAATTTAATGCATTGTGATGTAGCACGAGTAGGGTATGTCGAAAAACATCATATCCTGCCTCGTTGTTTAGGTGGCACCGACGATAAAGAAAATTTAGTTGGATTGTATCCCGAAGAACATTATATTGCTCATTTATTATTGTGTAAAATTTATCCTGGGAATCAAAAATTGTTGTATGCAGCAATGAATATGACAACAGGTTCAATGACTAATAATGGTAAGCGAAATAATAAAGCATATGGTTGGCTTCGCAGACAATACGCAGAATCTATGTCAGGTGATAATAATCCTGCTCGCCGTAATCCTAATCTACAAAAGGAAGCCGCTAAGAAAAGAGTAGGACAAAAACGTACAAAAGAAACCAAAGCAAGAATGTCTGCTGCACAAAAAGGCAGGACGTTAACAGAGGAGCATAAAGCCAAACTATCAATTGCAGCAACTACTCGACCTCCTATTTCTATAGAAACAAGACAAAAATTAAAACAGAGAATTCCTAATAGAGGTATGCGTGGGAAAACAATGTCACCAGAAACCAGAGCAAAGATGTCGGCGTCCCAACAAGGTAAAACAATGTCAGAAGAAGCAAAGGCAAAAATGAGAGTTGCGGCAAAGATTAGAGAAGAAAATAAACGTAAACAAAGAGAATTAGAACAATGAGCAAAGCACAATACGACTTAAAAACTAAAACAGACTACTTGAATCGTAAGATGTTTCTGGACCCAGCAGGGCCAGTTACTATACAACGTTTCGAAGAAGTCAAGTATAACAAGGTTGCCAACTTTGAAACTACAGCACGTGGATTCTTTTGGGTACCTGAAGAGATCAGTCTAACCAAAGATGCTGCCGACTTTAAAGATGCCAGTGATGCTGTAAAACATATCTTTACCAGTAACCTACTACGCCAAACAGCCTTAGACAGTTTACAAGGACGCGGTCCTGCACAGGTGTTTACGCCGTGTGTCAGCTTGCCCGAGCTTGAAGCACTAATGTATAACTGGAGTTTTTTTGAAACAAACATTCACAGTCGCAGCTACAGTCACATTATCCGTAACATTTACAATGTGCCTAAAGATGTGTTCAACTCTATCCACGACACCGAAGAAATTGTTAGCATGGCATCAAGTGTAGGCGAATATTATGATAATCTGCATATCATTAACTGTCGCAAGGAAGTTGGAGTTGCTACTCCAGAGTATGCACACATCAAAGCAATTTGGTTAGCCTTGCACGCCAGTTATGCTCTTGAAGCATTCCGTTTCATGGTCAGCTTTGCTACAAGTCTGGCAATGGTAGAGAATAGAATCTTCATTGGCAATGGCAACATCATCAGTCTTATCTTACAAGACGAACTACTACACAAAGGCTGGACTGCTTTCTTGATCAATCAGGTTATTAAAGAAGATCCTCGCTTTGCAGAAGTCAAGGCCGATTGCGAAGAAGAAGTTTACGAGATTTATCGAGATGTCATTCTTGAGGAAAAGGCTTGGGCCACTTATTTGTTTAAGAAAGGTCCTGTGATTGGTCTCAATGCCAATATCCTAATGGACTTTGTGGACTATACTGCGGTAGATGCACTCAAGCAAATTGGTATCAAGTATCAAGGCTCGGCACCACGTACCACTCCAATTCCGTGGTTCAACAAGCACACTGATATCAGTAAGAAGCAGTCGGCATTACAAGAAACAGAATCAACAAACTATGTTATCGGTGTAATGAGCGACGACTTAGATTACAATCAGTTACCATCATTATAAGGAAAATATGAAACTAACAATCTACACAAAAAATGATTGCCCATACTGCGATATGGCAAAAGCACTATTAGAAAGTCGAGGCATTGAATATACCGCAGTCGATGTGGCAGTTCGTACAGAAGCTCGTGACTATTTGATTGAGCAAGGCTTGCGTAGTGTGCCACAAATTTTCAATGGTACGACATTAATTCAAGGTGGCTATCAGGGTCTAGCTGCCAAACCAGAAGAATTTTGGACAGAACTAAAAGGATAATTATGTTAATCTCATCAAAAAAATATGCAGTAAATGATATTGTGACTTTCAAGTTGGTAAATGGTGATGAAACCATTGCAAAAATAGTAGAAGAAACAGCGGACCATTATGTGTTAAACAAACCCTGCACCGGCATTCCTACCCCCAATGGTCTTGCTCTTATGCAAAGCCTGGTTTCTGGTGATATAAATACTAATATAGTGCTGGAAAAAAAGTATGTAATAATGCATACTCCCACTGCCGATAGAGTTCAAGTACATTACATTGAAACTACCACTGGAATTAAAACAGCACCCAAAGGTGGAATTATAACATAATATGGCAGCAGGATTACCCATAGCGGTTGTAGGCGGATTTACTGATACTCCTGGTCTCAGTGGTAGACTTGTGGGTGTTGCGGGTCAAGTTTTGTATGGGGCCATAGCTGGTGGACCAGTAATGGTATTTGGACAACAAGTTGCAGTACAAGGATTTCCTATTACCCCGCACGGTAATTATACCAATCCGAAACTGCCCGGTTACAATCCAACCTGTGGACATTCTGAAATAGCTTGGGGTTGTGTTCCCAATGTGTTAGTCAATGGGTTACCTGTTGCAGTTGCTGACCCCAAGGCGGGCAGCGTCTGCGCCTGTACACACAGAATAGTTACAGGTTTCCCCAATGTACGTGTTGGATTCGGCGGAGCATAGCAATGAGTACAGCACTGGCACTAAATGCACAAGCAACACTAATCAATGGCCAAGGCCTGGCGTTTTCGCCAAGTTTGCTAGCCTCAGTTAGCAGTTTTCACGGATTAGCGACGGTTAATTTAGTGGCTACTACCTGGGCCGCTGCCACTAATACATTAGGCAACGTTGAACTGTTTGCAGCACTCAGCAGCTTAAATTCCGGAGTTACAAAAGCGCAATGGTTAATTGATAATTATCCGCCATCGTTTACACCCGTTAGCAGTATTGGTTATGCAGCCTGGGCAACAGATCCTGTGACTGGTGCAGCAATACCGGCAGCAGCAAGTTTTAGCAGCACTGTATACAGCCAAGCCCAAGCGCCATTCCAGAATGGAATCAATGAATTCGCCAACGTATTTTTATCTGCATACAGTTATGCAAATGAAGTATTTGATACAGTTTCTAGCACCAAGGTACTCAAAGATAAAACATATGGCCAACACGGAGTGGGTTATAAAAACAATGCAGACCTAGCAACCAATGGACTTGGCACTTCTGCAAACCTATTAAGTAACGTGGTATCGACCTGGGGTACTATGTATGATATCAACAACATCAGCCAAATTGGAGATGTATATGTATTTGGACAAAATTTACTTAATCAAGGGTTTGGATCGTACGGAGATTGGAATACAAAGCTAGCCAATGTGGGTCTAGATACAACCAACTTGAGTGTAATCCCTAAAGTAGAAATTATTAATTCAGCAGAGCCAACATTGGAACAATCAGCAACACCTTACGGATCAATTGGTGTTCCACTTAATGGTGTAGTAACCACCACCACTTCCATTCCCGGAAGAAGCGAAGATGTGGTGCTGTCAATATATCGAAGTGTTACTGGAGCAAATCTACAAGCAATTGTGTCTGGTACTAGATTTGTAAAAACTAATCAAAATTCAACATTGACTACACTAGCAGATTATTTAGATTTTACAAAAGTAATACCATCTAATTTAAGAGCACAATTGACTCCGCTTGGTATAAATTCATTTAAAGATTTTGGATCCTATGTGCAGACCAAGATAGGACAGGGTGCATTTAGCAGCTGGTCGGATCTAGCACAAACACTAAACAAGATAGTGGTTCCAAGTCAACGGTATACAACAACAACAGGTAACACAACAGTTGTACTTTCTGCATCGGCTCAGTCAACATTAAATGCTGCCAATGGTACTGGATCGGGATCATTGAATCATTTAATAATGCGAGACTTCTTTGGTGCAGCAGCTGGCTTACCTTATGTATCTTTATTCAGCTCGTTGGTTAAAAATTACAATTCGTTGCCAGTGTCGGGATTGGTGGCGGCATTGCAAACCCTTAAAAGTGCAGTGGTAACATATGGATCGGAATATGATGCAGCAGTACCAATTGATCCGTTCATTGAACCAGACATAGGTCCTGTGACCGGCGCAGTGGCAGCAGTTAATGCGGCGGTAAATGCAATACCAGACAGCGGACTGTTAACACTCAGCCAGAATTTCTATATCAGTATATTAACACGACTACAAACAGAATACAATAACCTAAATAAAGCAGGCGCAACTTTTAATGCAGGATCTGCACAGGCAAGGAATAGCTTTGCTAAACAATTTGCAACCACAGCAACAGATAAAACTAAATTTGAAACTTTCGAAATTATTGATAAATTAATAACCAACAACGCAGCTGGCGATGTTCTTAGAGCAGCAATTGCCGAAGAAATAAATGGTCAAATATTGGGTCAGCGTGGCGTTGGTGGCACAAATGATCCCGACCCCAATCTTGCAATGTCACAAAGTCAACGCACCGGTGTACCGGTTAATACCTATATTAACCAGAGAAAGTAGGGTTTTAATGGCACTTAACTAGGGTTTTAACTGGGTTAAGTAATGCTTTAACTACAAATATCCTTCCTTAAATAGACACACGAAGTCGTAAACAGGGCTTCGAACAAAGGAGGGAATATGATGCTAAACGTCATACCACAAATTTGTAAGAGTACTGTTGGATGGTTTGGTGTCTTGTGTGTTGTATTACTAACATCGTGCGCTACAACTTCATCATCTGATTCAACCACTCTATCAACCGATTCGTCGGGAATAAGATCTATATACGCTGAGGAGTTCGATATAATTTCAGTGGGCAAACGAGAGTTAACAAAAAGCGATCATAAACAATTAGATTGCTTGGCCCAAAATATATATTACGAATCTGCACAAGAAACATATGAAGGTCGAATAGCAGTAGCTCAGGTAACAATGAACAGACTAGATACCGGTAGATGGGGTAAGGACGTTTGCACAGTTGTACACTACCGAAGTGTGTTTAAAGGTAAAACAGTCTGTCAGTTTAGTTGGACCTGTATGCATAAAGGTGGACCCGGCAGAGATAAAATTATGTGGGAAAGATCAAAGGAAGTTGCATACCGTGTTTATGTTGACGGTTATCGTATCTCGGATTTAAGTAATGCGTTAAATTTTCACGCAAGACACGTTAATCCTAGATGGAAGTTAAATAAGATTAGAGTCATAGGTAATCATATTTTCTACAGCGAGAAATAAAATTGTTTTTTCCAACAATGGCAATTGTACAAGGTTTGTCCCAGGAACTAGATGGGCAAACCTTGTTACCGAAGTTGTTTATGAACTACATACGCACAGTATTCAATCATTGCCCCGATATAAAATTTCGTATGCATCGTAGCATTAGAGTTGATGTTGATAACGCTATCGTGTCTGGCTACTATGATTCGGACGCTGACATAGCAGGATCGCCTTCTGTGGAAATTGTAATTAGTTTAAATCCTGAGCAAGCATACATTAAATCTGACAATTTCAACTGGGACATATTTGGGTTTGATTTAGCTGAGTGCATTTGTCATGAGCTTATTCATAAACAACAATTCCGTCAAGGTGGTATATTCGACGAATACATAAGTGAAAAAGAAGATCACAATCAAAAAACAGAGCAAGAATATCTCGGCAGCGAAAGAGAAATAGATGCATATGCTTTTAGTATTGCCGCAGAATATATTACATTCAACAGACCAATAACTGAATGCACAATGTATCGAGTGTATCAATATACATTTGACGAAGACGATTCAGTGATGTTAAAATTGCAAGAGTATATTGTTAAATACTTAACTTACCTGGAGTTCGACTATGACCAAGATGACAGCCACTGAGCAGGATGTAAATGTTGAAGATGTGTATGATGAAATTAGCGATGAGGATTACGGATTTATTCTCGGCCCGGATGGGGAATTAAAAAGCATTTTTACTCCCGAAAGCCCACCTTTTGTGACCCCAGAAAATGTTGTAAAAATACTACAAATGTTTGGTATAAAAGATATAGAAGAAATAGAAGGAGAGCACACACGACACTAAAAAATGCTTAAAATCAAGTATTTTTTAGTACTAAAAACCCCTTAGTTTTGGGGTTTTCTTTTGGTTGACCCAAAATTCCATTAATAGTATACTACTAGTATGGAAATGCAAACAAAAACCCGCAAGCGCAGACAAGACACCAAACACGCTGTCTATTGTATTACTAATACAGTAACCAGTGAGCAGTATATTGGTATTACTGTTTGCGGTGCTAAAGTTAAGCAGGCATTAAAAGTGCGCATCCAAAAACACGTTCGTCGTGCGTTAACCGAAGGCAAGGACTGGGATTTATGTCACAGTATTCGTAACCACGGTGTTGAAGTTCATACTTATAGCTTAGTAGAAATTGTGCGTGGTCGTAAGCCAGCTCACGCACGTGAACGTGAGTTAATAAGATTGTATGCTCCAGCACTGAATACCAAGTAATTTTGACACGCAGTGATTTATAATGTACAATAGTAGTACCGTAAAGGATTACAATGAATGAAATAACCGAAGAAGAATATCAGCTGGCATTAGCAGAGTTTCTTGCCGCCAACGAAGTTACTAAAATTGCCATAGGACGTAGTAGCCCCCAGGCCGGGACCAGTGGATGGGGACACGGACGTAAACCGGCAGCAGAACCCAAGCCTGCAAAAGCACCAGCTAAACCCAAAAAGGTTAAGAAATGAAAGAAATTGACGAACTAGTTGAAGCAGTTATGACAAACCAAGTTACTCTCAACGACTTATCGTTAGAAGAAATGTATTTGCTTTTGGCTAAGTTGGAAGATCTCAATCAAGTGTTTGATGATGAAGGTCAAGCCGAAGCAGCCCGGGCGTTATCCAACCTTGTAGTTAAATGGGCAAAGTCTTGTGAAGAAATGACTGATATGGACGACTTCGAATCGGCAATACAAGACAGTCAAGAACGCGGTAATACTTATTTTGAATTTGACACTTATACACTACAATGAACGACTCGAGCGAACTCTTTTTAGTTAGTTGGGATTGTACCGGCCTTGAAGCCTGTATCAATATCACCGAATACGAAAAAGCAGAGATGTGGGCCAAATTGTCCGATACAGAACCACCTGTTGGGATAGGCAAAGCAATGCAGCATCTAATGCTTCGTGCTCGTGCAAACCCACAGCGCCATTATGAAATTTATACTTTTAATGTTGCAACTGGTATAACCAAAGAAGATATTCGAGAAATGTTTAACAATACCCCACAGGCCGCTGCCGATCTAATTAGAGATCGTGGTAGGAAAATCTATAGTGATCGTGTTGGACAGTTAGAGGTTAAAATTGTATGATTAAACGATTAGGTTTCTGTTGTAAGTGGCTCAACGATCCCAGTGAGTGCGGTGGCATGAAAGTCAATGCCAAGGACCGCGATCTCAATGGTCGTAGCACCACTATGCGCTGGTTAAGAGAACATCCCAACGAGTCAGAGCAGCGGCAATGGGATATCATGAACCATAATGCTGCCGCTGCTCTAAGAATGGTAGAACGTGTGGGCAGTTTGCCCGAGAATCTGCGTATGGTTCGACTTGGCAGTGAAATGCTACAAGGATACACTGAACCTAGCTGGATTGAGTGGTGGCAACAGTCCGATGTGCAACGACATTTAGAAAAGATATTTGCACCAATTGGTGCTCGTGCAAGAGAATTGGACGTAAGGCTCAGCTTTCATCCAGGACAGTTTTGTGTGTTGGCCAGTGTAAACGAGAACATAGTTGAAAGATCAATCAAGGAGTTTGAATATCATGCCGACATGGTTAGATGGATGGGCTACGGCCAAAAGTTCCAAGATTTCAAAATCAATGTACATATTTCGGGCC